GAACGCCAAATACTTTGGGTGGTAGAAACTGCCATGATAAATTGTCCTCACATGCGAGTTAAGTGCGACGATATGCATGTAACAGGCCGGGGCCATTCGTTCGCACCGGTTTCCCGGAATACTTCTTTATATCATAGAAAAAGGGGGCCGCAAAGCCCCCTTTTCTTTAAGCACCAGCCGAGCCGAACATGCCCAGTGGGTCAGACCAACCAAACGAATAACGCTCACGAGCCTTGTAACGTACGTTACCGGTATCGAAATCGCCGTCCATCGAGTTAGCCAAAGGTGAACGAACAAAGTGCTTCATGCCGTTTGGAACGTCAGTGGTTAGGAACCATGCGTTTGTGTCGGTCAAGAAGTGGTTGATCGTATAGCCTTCTGGGATCGAACCGTTGTTCTTCAATGCGTTGATGTCGTTATCGTTAGTGCCGACGCGGAGTTCGGTTTCCAACAGACGAGTAGCAACGAACTGGAGAGCTGGTGGAACAATCAGCTTCTTAGGTTTAGCAGCAATCAGCAGACCGCGTTCATCCGTCCAAGCCGCGATTTGAATAACAGCGTTTTCCAACGAAGTTTCGTTCAAGTCGGTAGGAGTTGTAGGAATGTTGCTGTTAAAGCCACCAGAAACAAGCGGGTGCGAAGCCGAGAACAGGGCAACATTATCGCCACCGGGATAGGTAGCAGAGAAGCCGTTGTTCAGGACGTTAGCCGCCTTAACTTGTTTAGTGTACGACATAGCACGAGCCAAAGCCTTGGTGTAACGAGCAGACAAGCTGTCGTACAAGTTGTCTTCGATGGCCTCTTCGGTCAGCGAGAAACCCAAAGCAATAGTTTCGTGGTTGTATCGTGCTGTCCAAGCTTCTTGTGCATTGTCGTAACGAATTGCACTACCTTCGTTTTTAACAGGTGCAGCACTAAAGCCAGACAGTTTTGTTTCTTCTTCAAAAGAACGCTCAGAGGTTTCAGTTTCGTAAATCTCTTTGTGTTCTTCACCATAACGAGCGTACTCCATACCGAACAATGCGTTCAGTCCGGGGAGCAGCTCTTTCAGTAGTTGTGCGCGTGAAATAGCCATTTAGATGCTCCTTATACGCCGGTTGGGTTGAGATACTGATGTCCACCTGTCATTACAGTTGTTGTAGTAACCGTAATTGGAGGGCCAGCGGCATAAACTGATGTTGCAACTGCGTAAGGCGCGTTGAATTTGCAAATAAACTCGCAGAAATTACCGGAGGTATTAGCAGTTTCAGTCACTACGTCAACGATGCGAATTGGCAACGAATCAGTAGTTGTGTTACCAGCAGCACTATAAATAGCTACTCGTGAGTCGCCAGACAAAGTCAAGCCGGTGTTCTGAACTAGTTCAGCGTTGGAACCGACCATTGTTTGACCCAAGAAAGCTACTGTCAGACCGTTACCGTCTTCGGTTTGACCCGCGACCAGAACAGCTTTGAACAGAACATCAGGATCATCAGCGACATAGGCATAAATATCAGTGGCAGTAACACCGCCGGGCCAATATTGACTCCAAGTTTTCTGACTATTAGTTGGGTTTGTGTAAACGCAACCAAGGAAAATACCAACAGGCGTTGCAGTAGCTTGACCAACGTCTTTCTCAACAGTACCAGCAGCTACAATCTTAACTACGTCACCGTAGAAAATGCTTGTAGCATAGCTGTTAGTTACTTTGAGTAGACGAGTCGAACCGGCAAACACCTGACCACCGATCAAATTGATCGGACGTAGCCCATAAGGGGCGGCTACTGTCGGGAAGGGCGCAGTTTGTGCCATAATTAAACTCCAAAGTTAAAGTTATCCTTTACCAAACGACGTTTTAGACTGTCTCTCAGAAAATAGAGGCATCCTTGGGTCGTTCTCTCTCATAAAACTATTGTCGATTGCAAGGGTCTGTGCCTGAGTCTGGTCGTTGTAGTATTTACTACGCTGATCTACAAATTCCGCAGGGGTCTTACAAAGCAATAATCCACCGATCTCGATATTGTCCTTAAAGCGACTAGCCGGATCAATTAGCAGTTGAAATTTTGGCTGTTCCGATATTTTTACTGGTTCCCAACCTTCACGAAGCTTGCCTGACAAGTTACGGGGGTCGGCTTGGTTCAAAGTCGAAACACGAACCCACCTGTACGCAAAACCCGGTTCTTTATCCGGTTCTGGAAGCGTTTCCGCTGGTGCCCACTGCTTGGGGCGCTCCAACTGCGCACGGGATTCTAATTCACGAGTTAGTCTGTTATCAGCCATTATCTGTTCTCCAATTTGAGGACTTCACGAGCATATTGCTCCGGTGTGAGTTTAAATTTCTTTGCCAACGCTGCTTGTGTCGCGGTCAATTTAATACTCTTAGGAGCCGTGCTACGCTTGGCTGATGCCACTACTACACTCGGCTTTTTTTGAGTTCTTTGTGACTCAACGGGCACTTCTATTTCTTCATTAAAGACTTCTGGAAACCGCTTGCGGATTGTTTTGTCAATCGTCGCGTAATAATCATCAGTACCAATATATTCGGAGCCGTACTGTCGATACAGTTTCTGGTGTAAGCCTTTTGCTGCCTCGGTCATCTCTTCGTCTTTGTTGAACCAATTTGAGTTCCGACGCTGCCAATCTGTAAATTTAGGATCAGGTGCCGTGTTGTCAGCTTGTGATCTTTGCGGCAGTTTTACATCATTTTCTGATGTTTGTAAAGTGGGTTTAAAGTTTTTTGCACGATCCAACTTTAAGGTAGCCGACGTTAAGCTTTTCTGAGCTTGGACTAGTCTCTCAGAGTCTCCAGTATCGTATGCCTCACGGTAGTCTTTCTCAGCCATACTAAGTTCAGTTTCGGCTGCTTCTTGTACAGTTGACATATAGGCTTGTTCCCCAGACATCAGGGTAGACTTAAGCCGCTGGTTATCCTCAAGGATAGACTGAGCTATCCGTAGAGCTTCATCTTGCTCACGCAGGGCTTTCTCTTTCTCCCGGCGCTCATCGTGCCATGCTTTCTTATACTGTTTAAACTTGGTAACTACCTCGTCGGAATACTCACCGCCTTCTTCTGGTGTTTCCAAAGAGTTAATAATATCTACGGGTAATGGGTCTTTGCCACGATCCGCTGTGGGCGTATCGTCTTCAATTTCGACCTGTATAGCGTCCTCATCCGAATCTATTTCGTCTGGGAACTTGTATTCGTCTTTCTGAAAATTAGCCATGTGGCCTCCTATGCTCGTGAAATACCGCGTGGGTCTTGAACGACCGCCTCGACAGAATCATCATTAATAAGACGGAATTCCCGCCCATGAATCTTCAAACGAGTACCGCTGTTCGGGCGCGCGAGGACAAAATCCCCTTCTTTACACCACGGGCCTGACGTAAACCTGTCGCCTTTATAAGCTTCAGGGCCTATTTTCACGACAAAAAAGACCGTGCTAAGAACCTCTTCGTAGTGCATTGTTGAGCCAGCTTTCGCTAAGCCACTGTCATACGTGTCGTCAATTTCAGGTATGGCTACTAATATGTGGTAGCCCGAAGGTTCTGGCAGTTGTTTTGCCTTGTCTTCTGCGTCCTGCGGAACTTCACCGCTTTCTGTAGCGATTACTATGTCAGTCATCGTCGTCTTGCTCCAATTTTTTAGCGAGGTGTTTAAGGTACATCTCTACGACAGCAAGACCTCGAAGCTCGCCGCATAGTCTTTGATACTCTGCATAATCTTTAGCAACCCCATCGCCGAGCGCTTGTTGTATTGGCTCGCGTCTTTCGTTTATGAATGTAAGGGTTACGCTAATGATTTTTGTGTCCATTATTTTTCCTTGTTAGGTTTTTGTTGTCTGCTTTGCTGTTCATGTCCAGCTTTTAGCTTTACCAAATCCATACCTTGACGGAAACCTTCCATCTTCTCGTCTTTAGCGTCTCTACGTGAATCCGCTACGTGTTTCATAGCCATATTTGCCCCTGCAATTTCTTTCTGGGCGTCAATACGTGCCATCTCAACTTGCATCTGTTTGTCTTTAGCTGCTGCGTCTGCTTGATCTTTAGCGATCTTGCGTTGTACTTCAGCCTGTTTGATCTGCAACTCTTGCATTTGCATCTGAATAATTGGGTCTTGCATCTGCTGTTGAGCCTGTTGTTGTTGAGCTTGTTGCTGATGCTGTTGCAATAATTGCTGTGATGCTTGTGCTGCACGTTGAGCAATTTGTGTTTCCATATCTTCCGGTATGGTTTGCTCGTCTTCGTAATCAGGAATCTGCATTCCAATCTGTGCTTCAATTTGCTTCTTATACTCGTAGCCCAAGTGTTCGTTTATATGAGCCATCATTGCTGCTTGCATCTGTGGTGCATTGGGGTTCTGTTGTAGTAACCCCATAACTTTTGGGTCTTGCATAGCCATCTGATGTACTTGTATATGCGCTTCATGATCTTGGTACATAAACGCTTTAACAGGCTTGCCCTTTAAGATGTCCATGTTCTCTGTAACAGGGTCGCGTGGACGCTGGTCGTCTTGCATCGGTACCAATTTAGCTGCGTTCTTAATGCCTAACACGTCAAGCATCTGACGATGTAATAGTGGTAGGTCATACAACTGAGGAGCGCCAGCGGCTAGTTGCAATACAGCTTGATACTGC